ATTTTTTTCCTCCGTTTCTAAATATTTGTGTTCCCTTTATACCATAAATGCTCGCAACGACAAGGATCCAAAGATTTGTGAACCATGACGGGAGCTGCGAGAACATGTCGAAGAACAATTTTACCTTGTCCATCGCTGTCCCGGATCGTCCGATACGACTGCCCAGGCCAAAATTACCACGGGCAAACTTAAAATTATCAAAACTGCCTCGTCCTTCCAGTCTGACTGACGGGCTTCTAATAATTTTCCCTGGTAAGCTTCCTTACCTTCGGCCATACGAGATGCGTGCATAAGCTGTGCATCTGACATAGCCATCTTAGTTCTTCTGCTTGTTAGCGTAAATTTTACTTCCAGCAGAAACGGCTAATTTAATTGCCGATAACCACATAATTTATTCTATATCAGCTCTTAAATTAGCTAATTCTTCGTTCTGTTGTAGCTTATCTTCTTGATTTTGTTGATTCATCATTGCTCTCATCTTATCAAGATTGAATCTTTGATCAGTATCTTTAGCTTTTCTATCATTTTCCATTGCTCTAAGGTCTAATTCTCTTGATCTTAACTTAGCAATTGGGTCATTGTCGAATTGTGAAGTAATTTTCTTCTCTTCATTCATAAATTCTTCCATCATCTCGGCAATTAGTTGAGCTTTTCTTGCTTCAATCTTCTGTTGCATCATCATAGCTTGTTGACCCATCTGTGGATTCTGTTGTGCCATCTGTTGCATCTGTTGTAGTTGAACTAATTCATCTCTAAACTCTAATTCAATCTGTTCTTGAGACATTAAACTAATGTGTTCAAAAATATTTTTCTCTAACGAAGCCATAACCATCGGATTATTTCTTGCAATGTTTGTTGCCATGAAATTTAAGTGAGCTGTAATGTGTGCTCTGTGATCTTGACCTGGAAAAGCTTGAAACTGTTTACCACCTAATGCATCAATGTGTTCTAACGCAGGATCTTTTGGTGTAGGTTGCATTGGTCTAACTAAAATAGAATCAATATTTTTTACGCCTAAAGCTTCATACATATTTCTGTATGCCTGGTACATGTTGTGCATTTGTGGATTAGAAGTTGCCAGCTGCAATTCCGTCTGAGCGAGGGAAATACGCTGAGTTTGTGAAAAAATGTTGGGGTCGGCAACTGGCAATATATCCACCCTATCATCAAAGTCAGATTGTTTAATCATCTTTTGGCCCCCAACTACATCATACGGATACTCTTGGGGTAGATATAACTTGAATACTCTAGCCATTAATTTGAATTCATTCTTAAGAGCTGAGTAAATTCTTTTGTGTATAGCAGACATAGTTCTTGAACCACGTTCTAATAATGCAACTGTAGTTCCAACTGCTGCTTGTTGATTACCATCACCAACTTGTAAATCTGCAATCGATGCAAACCTTTGACCTGCACCAACTACAACACCCATTAATTGTAATAGTGTTTGTGATGGTTCTTTAAATGGTAACATCATAAACGAATCTTTTAAGTTTCCACCAGGTGCATCTACATCTCTAAACTCACCAGGTTGAATTGACTGTGCGTCATCTCTAATTCTTATACCTCTCATTTTAAAACCAGCTGGCAGATTAGATAACGTTCCCGCATCCAAGAGCTGTCTTAAAGCTGCGGTCGCTGTTCTTGACAGTCCACCAATCATGTGGATTAGACCGAACCCATAAAAACCTAGTCCAGGTAAAAATTTAAAGTGAACAAAATATTGAATTTTGTTTTTCTTTGCATCACCTATTTCATAGTTTCTTCTTATAGCTAAAATTTCTCTTGATCCTTCTTCTAGTGTTACAATGTATGGGACCTTAATTCCTGATGGCTCACCAGTCTGTGGATCTGTATCTTCAAAACCTTCAAGATCTAAATTCACATGACACTCTAACAAAGTATATAAATCATCATTCTTAGATTTTGATACTCCTTCAAGTTCTCTCTCTTTTCTGTCAACTTCTGATTCCTTATCTTGTGGTGCAGCTAAATCTATATCTCTATAGAAACCTGCGACCTGTTGTTTTCTTAATTCGTTTTCAGAAATTTTTACTTTATGAATGATTGCTTCCGCATCGTCCAATGAGGTAGCCGTGTACGGAACAACCAAATCATCCGCAGGAACAAATTTAGAAACTGCTCTACCTTCTACTTCATCAAAGTAAACTTTTTTGAAAGTAGATCCTGCTAACGGTAGATGGAATAACATAGAATCAAATTCTGGTTCATACTCTTTCATCTGATCCATAATTTGATAGTTCATAAAATCTTTAACACGATCAGCTTGTTGAACTTTATCTGGAGTTTGTAATCCAAGTATCTGTGATCTTACAGGTCCATCAGCTGGTAATAATTCTTTGTATGCTAAAGCTTGAAACTGAGTAACTGCTTCTGCAAGAACTGGGTGAGTTGCACCTGAAGCTCCTTGAAACGGTTCTGTTCTTTGATCGTATTTAAATCCTAAAAGGTCTAAACCTTGTGTGTAAGTTTTTTCCCAATCTTTTCTTGATACAGAGTAGTCTGTATATTTTTGATTTAAGTCTGAGCCTAATGATCCTAAAGTATCATCAGGTAAAAATTCTGCTAAGTTTGCATAGTGGTCATCACCACCTTCTTGAGATGCAGCACTTGGATCAAAGTTAATATCAACTGATCCATCTTCATTTTGAACTTGTTCTACTTCTCCTGGTTTTTCTAATTCAGCTTCAACTTCTTCTACTAAAGTTTCTTGAATCTCTTCTTCTCCAGGAAGCGTAATTTCTTTTCTAGGCTCGTTTGGTAGAGCTTTGTCTATTGTATTGTCTGCCATTTATTTTCTCCGTATGTCTGACTGTTTTAACAGTATTATAATTAATATTCAACCCCTGACTCGTGGGTCCTAATTTAGGTGGAACTGTCTTGGTCAATCTTTTAGATGTCATTATATGGGTTCTTATCTAGTTTTTTAACATCAATTAAATCTGGTCCACCAAGTGGATCTTTCATTTGTCCTGCAGATCCTCCAGGTATTCTAATCTTAAAATTTTTAAATAGGTTATTCATTTTTGTTTTTTGTGGAATAGGTGCGTTAGACGCTCTCATTGGATTAGAATCTTTTACTTTTGATTTAACTAAATCAATTAAACTTTGAACCTTAGATTGAGTTGGTCCAAACGCAACTCTTTTAGAAGGATCCATATTTTTAAATTCTTGTTTTTCTCCAGAGATACCTGCAAATGTTTTTGCTTTATCTACTCCTTTCAAAGTAAACTTACCTGTATCAGGATTTACTACAAAATATCCAAGAGTTCCTTTTAGTCCTTTTGGTAATTCTTTGTTTGCTTTTTTAGATAAATTTGCAGCTTTGTAATTTTCTTTGATTAATAAGTCTTTATAGTTTTTAGGTTTTTCTTTAATTAATTTTTCTTGTTTCTCTGCAATCTTTAAAGCTGCTTTATCATAACCTTCAGCGGATCTATTAACTGATGCTTTCAATGGACCTGTATCTGCCGTTGAAGTTAAATAACTTAATAACTTTGGTGCATAGTGTGCAAAGTTATTTATCTTATCCATTGATATGGCAGAACCCTGAGATGCTTTATAGAACTGAGATGCTTTTAAATTTTGATCTCCTCTTGTATCTTTAAATTTTATTTTACCCGTAGGAAATACTATTCCCGCTGCTTTTCCTCTTTTGATATCATCTCTTGTTAATAGTTTTCCCTTGTAATTTTTTTTTCCGAGTTCAGGTTTATTTAATGTTCCTTCACCCCTAAAATCTTTGGGACGGAAAGTAGGATTATCTTTTTGAATCTGTCTTATTTCTTCTATTGATTTCATCTTACCAGTAAATTGATTTGCACCTGCTGGATTTCTATTAAAATCTGTTTTACCTGGAGATCCTTCATCAAAATTAATACGTCCACCATCAGCCATCTTTGGAAAATACTCTTCTGCAAATTTATCTATATCCATGCCTGTACCTTCTTGACCACCAAGTTCAATATATTTCTTTGTAACTAATGCATTGTATTCAGTATCACCACCATCTAAGAAGTTAACCCGTTCCTCTTCTTCAAAACCTGGTAGAGCTGGCATTTCTTCTCCTGGATTATTTTCTAAAAATTGTTTTAACTCTTGTGTTCTTTCTTTAATAAATTTAAGTGCATCGTTGTAATCCATGGTGCCTGACTCTTCGATCTTTCTTAAATCTTTTTGAATCAAGTCAACCATCTCACCACGATCGAAACCACCTAACGCACCTTTGATACGTCTGTCTGTATTTAGTTTAAACTGTTCCTCTGTGAAAGGTTTTGGTTTTGGAATAATGGGGTCCATTATAAGACCTCTACATTACTGATGTGATGCCACCAGCTTTAACACCCATTCTAGCTTCAGCTAGAATCATTCTGATAAAATCTTTAAGAGGCATTGGGTCTCTACCCATTTCTTGCATTTCAAAAACATACTGCTCATACTCTCTAAGCAACATTGGATCTGCTCCGCCTGCCATTTTAATTGATGGTGCTTTTTCTTTTAGACCCATGATTCCTGATTCCTGAGTCTCGGTTGGTGCACCCATTTGTTTTAATAATTCTTGATACTCTGCGTCAGAAGTTTCTTCTATTTCAGGGATATCCTCTGAACCCATTGCGTAATTTTCTCTAATCATTTGTCCTCCCATTGCATTTGGATCTCTATCCAAATAATATTCATAAGCTTTTTTATAATAACCCATTTGTTGTTTATCTGAAAGCTCAGAATAATCTAAACCATCTTCTCCTGCCATATCTTCAGCAATCTCAACAATCTTGTACTTATAATCGTCCATAACCTAATAATACACTTTTGGTGTCTGTTGTAAAGGTTCATCTTCATAATCTTCAGGGTGATTAATTAATCCACCTTGTCTAAATCTCATTACAGCTTGAGTCATAGAATCCACCAAGTCATCGTGATCTCCATAAGGAAATGCAGCACATTCTTCAATTACATCTTGTGCAAACTCCATTTCAGTTGGAGCATAGATTCTACCAGACTCAAACAATGGAGATACAGAATTAACTCTAGTGTGTTTATCATTACCACGTGATGGTGTAAAATTTAATTACTGGTATACCCATTTTCTTAATTCATAAGTAAGCGGTAACCCTGATGCCTTACTCTCTATTATAACTGTCTCCGGATTCCAGTAACCATATTGATCTAATAGCAATACTCTACGTAACTCTGGAAACTCATACCGACCTTTTATTGCATCAAGAAGCATGAGACAGGGACCACTATCCTCGTTGGATGAAACACGCCCCAGGTGGTAATAGCAGAATAGTCGGCAGTTTGTTTTTTCATAAAAGCTGTATCGTAAGATTGAATGACATGTTCTATTGCAGGAATATCTTTCTCCCAAGGTTGCCACCATTCACGTTTTATTAATGCTCCTTCTTCTGAAGTAGGATTCTGCATGTATTGTGCATTCCACTTTGAACCAGGAATAGAAGCCTTGACTGATTCTAAATCCTTCAAGTTCCAATATTCAGGCCACAGGGGTTTACCACTTGGCAGGATTGCAGGAAACTCAATCACCTCCCATTGATCAGCCTTTGGTTCTTTTTGTGCAGAGATCAAACGACCTGCTAAATCTTTTTCATTCCATCTAGTCATTACAATTACAATTGTTCCACCAGGTTGAAGACGTTGACGTGGACCAGATGTATACCACTCATAAGTTCTATCTAGAGCTTGAGCATTCATTGCATCTTGTTCAGTATGTGGATCATCAATAATCAAGAGATCGGCACCACGACCTGTAATTGCAGAACCAACACCAGCAGCATAATATTCACCACCTTGTTGGGTTTCCCATTTACCAGCAGCTTGAGAATCTTCTTTGAGTCTTGTTTGAAATACTTCTTTGTACTCTGGTGAATCCATAAGTTGTTTTGCTTTACGACCAAACCTTACAGATAATTCAGTTGTGTTAGTAGATTGAATAATTTTTAGTTTAGGATTTTTACCTACCATCCAGGCGGGCAACAAATAAGATGCAAACTCAGACTTAGTATGTCTAGGAGCCATATTAATAATAACACGTTTAGTTTTACCAGAAGCAATGTCATTGAATTTTTTAGCAACTTGTTTGTGATGTTTACCTTCAATAAAATCTGGCCATACGTGTTTAACGAAAGCTTCATGAAGTCATTTTTGTATATCAGCTTCTTTTTTCTTATCTTTCCATTTAGCCATATACAGAGCTAATTGTCTTTTTACATCAGGTGGGAGCTTTTCAAATTTCTTTAATTTTTCTATATCCATAAAAGTGCATTCGAAAAAAAATTTTGCAAAATTTTTTCAGTCATGTTTTAGAAACCTAAAAGTATTTTACGGCTATGATTATCCAAACCTTTGTATAAATACGTATATGTCAAGATTCCTTTTTGTCGCAGTATAATTTAAAAATAAAAAAAACGCAAATTTTCGTTTGCGTTTGGTACCTCTACGAGGCGCCTGCGACATTTTGTCGCAGGCTGCTTGGTGCGACGTATTGTCGCACCTTATACTAGGAGGCTAGTCTAGTAGAACCATGTAAGCGTCAGGGTTTTCTTGTCTAAACCAATTAAGATTCTCTCGAACTTTGTCCCATAGTTTAGAACCGCCCCAACCTAATTTCTTATCTTCCTCAGTTGCCATGTATTCATAATAGAATATTGCATCATGCTTCTTGGCTTCTTCTCTTGTTAGCATTACAGATTCACCACTGAATCTGTTTACTCTTTTGTGTGTCTTTTGTTCTGTCATATTTCCTCGCTTTGTTATGTGCCCATTATAACATCAATGGGCACATAAGTACATTGTCAACTTTGTCGCACCTCAATCGTAGTATTATAATAATTTCCCCATTCACTTTTTACTTTTTTAGGATCTTCAATCGGTGTTTCAAGGGGCTCGGTCCTTGGTGCAATAGAAATAATTTCAGCCATATATTCTTTAGCGAAATCATTATAACAACCCATGTTACAAAAATATCCCCATATACTTCTTGAGTTCCATTGGTTTTGTTTTATCTTACGAGTTCTTAAAACCTTTTGACCTTTAACACCTCGAACTCGGTCTGTTGTTGTTCTTTCATGGCAATTTGGCCCATGACACCAATTATATTCCTCACTCATTCCAACTCCTTTTCATTCTTTTCATTTCACTATAAAGTTCTTGCATATGTTGTTGACTACAACTTTCAATCCAATCGATTAACTCTTTACGCATGGACTTTTGTTCTTCGTATGCTTTTGCTTTATTCTTACTTATTACTTCAAAATGTTCATCTCTTAACTCAGCCATATTAACCTCTATCTATTATTGTCCAACTGTCTGTTGCAGTTCGGTATTCGTTTTTATCTACATCAAAATAAGTCATCAACATTCTGTTTGCTTTTGATGTCCAATACTTACACTTGTCTGTCCACAATGCATTTCTTGTAATTGTCTTTTTATCTTTTGCCGAAAAGTATCTTACTTTAAATGGTTTGTTGTTTATCATATTTCCTCGCTTTCTATGTGCCCATTATAACACAATGGCGAGAGTATCGCCATTGTGCAGATTGTCGCAGTTAGTTGATTGCCTCTTGTTGCATTAAACCTTTTGCAATAGCAATTTTTTGATCTCTAGTTAATTCAACCTTATCTTCTAAAAGACTTGCTAAATTTTCTGGACTATAAATTGATAATGCCATTGAACTACTTTCATTCAACACACTTTCATTTAAAGGTACTCCGAGTTTATCTGCAAGTAATTTAGCTTGGTCAAAGTATCTGTAAGATTTTAAACCTAGTCTTAATTTACTCATCTTATCTTCAACATAAGAAAATAATTGTTGATGTGATAGTTTTACATTTTCAACTGCTTGGTTATACATTTGAAAAACTTTAATTGTATCTTCATCAACTTTAAACTGTCTTGAATGACAATAAGAACTTCCTATTGTCCAAAGTTTAAAATCATTTTCCCATTCGTCAGTATGATAGAGAGTGTTTCCTGTACTATCATTCCTACTTCCATAACCCAAAAACTTTTCAACTTTACTTTCCATGTCATAATAAACAGGATTTCTTTTTGAATAATCATCTTGAAGTTTTAATTTATAATCTGCGTCAAGACCTTTTGCATTAATCTCATCTCTATAATAAGACCTTGCAAAATCTCTATCATCTAAATCAAACTTAACATGTTCTTCGTTTTCGGATTGGTACTCTCTACCCTCATCATCAACTTTAGTGATTGGTTGCGTGAAGTAAAAACAATTATCTTCATACAACTCGCCACCTGCACGATTATATTTTTGTGTCATTCTTCTAATCGTGTCAATATCTTCTTGAGGTTGATGTGCTCTTACAACTTTTTCTGCAAGTGATTTTGTAATCTCTCTTGCATGGTTGTAATTTTCTATTGCTTTTAGATGTGCTTGTCTTTTTGGGTTATCTTCACTTTCCCAATGTGCTTTAAAAACATCTGCAATAGTTTTTCTTTTTTCTGCATTTAGTGTTAGTCTTTTAGTCATTTGACCTCGCTTTCTATATTTATTATACAACTAAATTGTGTCTATATTATGACTGCCATTTGCCATAACAACTGTATCTTTACTATCATCTAAATAAGTATCCACTAATTGTAAATGATAACTTGTATCTTCTTTTTCATTATTCAATTCATCTAAAGCTAGAAGTTTTCTTGTAGCAGTAGTTAAATCATAAAATGTTCTGTCATGTATATCATATCTCACAGAGCCTAAAAATTTATTCTTTTTAATTATGAAATATTTTAAGTTTTCGTTTTCCATGTGTTTTTTGTCCTTTTGTTGTTGGTTTTATTTTTAAGTCTAAAGGTATATAAAAATCTAAATCATCAATTAAACTTTCACTTTCCCAAATTTCTTGAGCAAAAATAAAAGTTTGATTTGTCAAATTATTCATTTCACAATTTAGTTTTACATTTTCTCTTTTGACTTTCATGCGATTATTCTACAATAAAATTGTGGCAACAATGTGTCAAACCATTGGTCATTATTGTCGCACCCTGGACAAATTGTCGCAGCGTCAATTTGTTTCTTGACTTGGTCAAGATTGACGCACCATGCATCATGACATACTTTTGCCACAATCCTATATTATTATATATACTCAGCCTCATTTGAGAGTTTATCGCTGAAACAAAACTATAAACTCTAACGGGACTTGCACCGGCAAAAGCAAGTAGGATTTAGATCCTCCTGGAAGATAGCCATTGGAGGATCCTGATCCCTGGTCCAGTGGAGAGTAAGTTCAGCCTTGCTTTAGAACTGGTAAACTGGACCTGGGATCAGTCGTTACGCGATAATATAGTGAGTCTATAGGATACCCGCAAGGGTTGAGAGCTGGGTCCTCACTACCGATCGGCTGATGTACTAACTTAACCTAAATCTCTAATTGATCATTAGAGACTATGACCTGAAAGGATGGTTGGTTAATCTCTGGTGCTGATCCAGTTTAGAATGATTATAAAGTAAAAATTATTATGAAAGTAAAAGCACAAGCACCAAGCCACAAGCTGCGACAAATTGTCGCAGGACAATTTGGTAAATTGACAAAGCCTCAAGCGTCAAGCCGCAAGCTGCGTCAAAGTGTACAATGTTTTGTACCGGGTCGACGTGTTAAGAATCGATTCAGGAGGAATATATGAAAATAAAAGACGCATTAAAAATAACAGACAGCTTTACAAAAACGTCTAAGATGCCTGGACTTATCTTACAGCCTGCCAGCCTGGGAATGCAAAACAGGATGGAAGCTTGCTCAGGTTCCTGGCACGCCTTGCTTTAGCTGCTATGCTAAAAAAGGAAATTACACAGATACCCAGCAATCAAAGCTGCACAGTATAGAAGACTGGAAGCAATCAATCACCCGCTATGGGTTCAAGCAATGGCTGCTAAAATTAAAAATCAAAAATGGTTTAGATGGCATGACGCCGGAGACGTACAGAGCAGCGAGCATATGCAAAAAATTTTAGAGGTTTGCAGGTTAACACCTGAGACCCGTCACTGGTTACCAACTCAAGAGCGGCAGTTCTTGCCAGCACCTGAAGAGGTCCCTGCTAATTTGGTGATAAGATTATCAAGATCTAAAATAGATGGGCCAGCTCCAGCGCCTGGAGCCATGAGTCAGGCGTCACTACTGGTGAAGCTCGAACATGTCCAGCCCCTGATCAAAGCGGTAAGTGCGGCAGCTGTAGACAATGCTGGGATCCTGAAGTAAAAGCAGTTGTATACGGTAAACACTAATGCACGTTTTTAAACATCCAAAATATTATGAAGAGCTGCGTAAGAAACGCAAAAAATTTCAACAAGAAGAAAGGGAAAGAAATGCCAAGGAACAAGCAACAAGCACGAAGGCTCAAGCAGCAAGCGTCAAGCCACAAGCTGGAGACTCTGATAAACCTGATTCATGATTATTGGGCCTTAGATAATGGTTACAAGACTCAAGCGTCAAGCCACAAGCTGCGTACACAGAGAATACACCTGCGACAAAATGTCGCGCGGTATAATGCCTCGGACTACAAAGACTCAAGCAGCAAGCCACAAGCGTCATAACCCATGACGCAAGGCTCAAGCTTCAAGCCACAAGCAACAAGCTCCCGGATTCTTTCTCCTCATAAAGTTTTGGAAGGTTACAAGAGCCATCCAAAACTAGGATAAATGTATTGTCAGGATGTTTCACATGAAACGCAATTTGGTGTGGAGAGAGGGTAACTTTATTTGTTTTTGTATATTTTAATTCAACAGTGAAAAAGTGGCCACTATTATTATACCCCAATAGATCGGGAGTACCAGGAACGCTAAGGTTTTCAATCCTAATCCAGGATATTTGATTAAGATTTTTTTTAACATTTGCATAAAATTTGGTCTCAGGTTTCAAACTAACAGGCTATCCAATTTTGTTCAAAACTTGACCCATATTCCATGTTTCTGCTTTGACTGTTAAGACTAGTCGATGAGTTTCTCTAGCTCCCAATATTTTATTTTCCATTAATTGTAAAGAGGAAATGTCATAAAATTTACCATCGGGTAAACAAACTTGCACCCTAGCATTTTGTGCTGCAGGTGACTTCAGCATCTTGTCTAAAACTTGTCTTAGTAATTTTCCATTCATAACTTTTATCTTTTTAGGATGGGGCCCAGTATCCCGTAGAAAGAGTTGATAAAACTACGTCGTAAGCCGACCCCAACCACCAACAAAGAGAGTAGTTGAAAACACAACACTCATTGATTTTTTATCATTGTTATGTTAAAAGTCAAGGCAGATACAAATATGACACAGAAAACAAAAGACAGAAGATACGATGGTAGATCAAGACCTACCAACGATTTATACAAAAAGAACTTCGATAGAATTTTTGGTAAGAAAGAAAAAACCACATCAGAATTACTTATGGAAGGATTTAAAGAAGAACAAAAAATGTTAGAGGAAGAAGAATAGATATGGGAGTACCCAAAACATTAACAGAAAAGCAAATGAAATTTGCACAAGAACTAGTTGCCAATGAAGGCAGAAAGACTGGCACACAATGTGCTATCGATGCAGGTTATTCAAAAGAAGCAGCGAGACAACAGGCTAGCGTATTACAGAATCCAAAATTATACCCACTTGTAGTTAAATATATAGGTGAACTCAGAGAAGAATATCAAAAGAAATATGAAGTAACTTTCGGGAGTCACGTTAGAGAATTATCTAAACTTAGAGATGAAGCAAGAGATAAGAAAGCGTGGTCAGCTGCGGTGAATGCAGAAGTTGCGAGAGGAAAAGCAGCGGGCTTGTATATAGAACAAAAGATAATACGAACTGGTAAACTTGAAGACCTATCAACAGAAGAATTAGAGCTAAGAATGAAGCAGATAATAGACGATTACTCACCGATTCTCGAAGACGTCGAAGTGGAAGAACTAATAGAAAAAGTAAAGACCCCACCAAACAAAAAAGAAGAGTCATTAAATTAAAATCTTCTCCATCTTTTTAATACAACCTTTTGGAAATACATTACGATCGCTAAAGCATTCAGAGTTAGCATCATAACTGGCAAAGGTTCTAAGTACTTTAGAATCATTATGAAATACATATGCACTGGTAATCATTACAGCAGGTTTCATATCCATAAATTCATTATTGTCAGCATGTCCGCTGTCACCCAAGATATCTAACCAAGTTATTTTATAGAAGTAATATCGTTTCTTGTTTATAACTACGTGTCTGTATTTTGATTTTTTATATGTCATAGTTTTCTATAATACTTTTTTACAGGATTTTATGTAAAATAAAATTCAGAAAAAATTTAAGCTCTAATGGGGAAATTGTAACCTTATGTAACCTCATTGTAACCCAATTGTAACCTCAACAAATGGCTTAAAATAACAATAATAGTCAATTGTAACCTTGTAACCCCTCTTTGTAACTTTTTTCAAAAAATATTTTTAAAAAATCTTGGTAAAAAGTATTATACATTTTTAAATTGGTCAACTCTTCTTAACCATTCCCATGAAAAACGTTGAAATTCCTTGTCTTTTATCTCAAACTTTCTGAAATACATTATCTTTGGTGCACATTAGAATGATTCCAGACTGGATCTTTGTGTCATAAACATAGTTATGAGCCATGGCGTATGCCGCCAGTTGCACGAAGTAGTCTTCAATCCACTCTCTCCGCTTCATCTTGTTACTCTGTTTGAAGTCAATTATGGCAGGTTGACCATCATATACCCCAACGCAGTCTGTAGCTCCAGCGTACAACCCCGGATAGTATACAGTAATTTCTGATCCCCATATCTCGTCCAAATGATCCCTGATGCCTGATTCTATGATCGTGTTGGCCATAACCCCTGCAAGTTTACCCTGATCGCTTAAATCAGCATGGTTACGGCCCAGCAAATGGCCTTCTATGATCCTATGCATAATTGTACCACGTTCTGCTGCATCATTCTTAATGAACTCTGCCTTATTTTCGCCAACATTCTGCCTCCATTTAGCCAAACTTGCCTTTTTTCATCACTTTGTGTAGCTTGTAGAATAGTCGTAACACTTGGTAATTTCTCATCAGTTCCTACATCATAGTGTCTTTTACCATCAATCAAGGCACGTGTTGAAGTCGGGTAGTCAAATTGTTTATTCCATTTCATTATTTAATCCTTTTAAAAGTTTAGCTTCTTTTTTCTTTTTATCTGATAAATATTTACTCATATTAATTTTGTATATTTTCTCCCATACCCAGGCGTGTTTGCTTTTAACATTAAAACTTTTGACACATTTTTTAGGAAACCATAGATTGATATCATTCTCTAATTTAAGATAGACCGCCTTAGGTGTTTCTTTAATCAACGTAAAATTTTTTATATGCTTGTAGTAATTGTAGTCATACTCTCCCAAAGGCCTGCTCCAATCCATTACCAGCCGCCCCATCCAGAAGATTGATACATTGGATTATTATTTATAATGGCTCTATATAAACATTTCTCAACTGTCTCCTTATGAATTTGTCTATTCTTCTTTCTAGACCATGAGTTAGGACCACGTCGAATTAATCTTCTTGGTATCCAAAAAGCATAATCAGACATTAAAAAATTATTTTCTTTATCATTGAAGTGTGTACTTTTACCTAGATAAAGAGTCTTGACTCTGATTAAATGTTCTTTGTCGCCTATATTGTAATCTACAAATGTATTTACAATTTCTCTTTCGTTTTTTAATTTGAACTTAGATAGATCAACCCCTAAAAATTTATATTTATCTGCCGCAACTATGTCATATTCAACTGGCGTATGAAAATGGTAGCTTGCATGATTGTCTTTCCAAAGTCCACGAATACTGTGGCGATATGCATAACTCATACTTTAAAACTTTGAAGAGCTTGCAACTTCTCCTCAGCCTCTGCTATCTTTTGTAATTGCTTGTCTACTTCATCAATATGTTGTGGATGCTCTCCAATACCTACAGAGCTTTCCATGTATATTTTAATAGTAGCTTGAGCCTCAGCTATTTGAGCCTCGTATCTTGTTTCTAGTGCGTTAACTATCGCTGTTCTTACTGTCATTTTTTACCTCTATTTCACCTTCTGATTTACAATCTCTGCATTGTTCGATTAAGCGTATTATTGATTCTTGTCGCTCGTTCATACCTATTACCTTTATGTAACCATTGCCCTTGCACGTCTGACATATTACCTTTTGCATAACTTTCCTCTATCGCTTTAAATGTTAAACCAACTTTTTTTCTTACTAAATTGTGGTCCAAATCAGCATAATGGCAAATTGTGGCAAAATCTTGATTTGGTTCTGTGATATATAAAAGGTCATGAAATGTCACATCTGCTTTGTATTTATGCTTCATTACACATGCCTTAATTGCATCTTCTATGGCAACGATAAGAACGTTTCGCCATAAAGATTTTATTGGGTCTTTTGTTTTTGATTGATAAATATCAACCGCTTTTGTTCCGTAACTTACCATTTAGTTTTACCACCTTCTCGTTGATTATTAATTCCAGAGCCTTGGCTCTAGATACTCTTACCGTGGGTACAATTGCTTTACAAATCTTATCTAACTTTTACGCTTCTGCGAGAGTGCGACGATTTGTATTTACTTATGTCTGTCATTACGTATCCTTATTATCTACAAGGAAGTCAATGAAGTGTTCGATGCCAACGATTGCGACTACCAAAAGTATTTCCTGACCATCACGATTGCATACGCGCTGGGCTGACAGAGTCGTATGTACTGTACGCTGAAGGTAATTTTACCAAAGAACAGATAAATGTTACAGTTGTACGCTAGATATACGTGTAGTCCTATTAAAGATGAAGGCAAAGTACTACTTAACCTTGTCCCTTGTACCTTCGTTGTTTTTGATGACGCTTCTCGCTTTTATTTTTATTTTTCTTATGTTGACGAGGCCCTCTCTTTTTAGGTTTGTCCCGAGGTGTGAAAAATTTAAAGCTTTGTCGTGCCATTTTGTTTTATAAAATTTTTATCTGCTTCTGATAGTTGCATGTATCTAATTCTACCATTGATATGTTGTTTAGTATCATGACCACAATTAGTACATCTATAAAATTCTGAAACGATAGCTACTAAGATAGCTTCTTCCTGACACTCTTCACAATGTCCATGTACTGTATCTATATTTTTAAATGCTAACTATTGCTTTTTTATCTATTATACTCATACTAGATCTTTTGCCTTTCCTATTACTGGTTTATATTTAGTTTTACCTTCTGATTTATATGCATGCAAAATTGTTTTCTAGGTTTATCTGGTAGTGTAACTACAGTGTATCCATCCCGAGTTGGGTTCGCCTGGCGTGTAGAACTCGAGTATCAATTGATCAAATTCTAGGTTCATTTTAAATCCAATCAGCTACTTCAGCATTGTCAGTTCCCATACATTCGAAGTCTGCGGCCTCAGCTTTTGCATGTTGGCTGTTCCGATCGAGCTACCTATAGGCTTCACTGTCTCACTACGAAACCCTGATGTTACTTTTACTCTACCGAAGTGATCACGTACCGGCTGTAAAATATTTTCACAAAGTGCTTTTAGTTTTTCTATCTGACCTGAGTTAGGATTGTTATTGATATCCTTTACGTACAGCTGTATCAGATTTGATAAGCTCCTGAAGAGAAAAATTTCTTGATAATTCCATTATTGACAGCTTAAACACTCATCGCTGTCATTGTCAAGAGCAGCTAGAGCTTCTTCCTTACAGTCCTGGCTACAGAATAAATCTAATTCTTCTTTAGCTTCAAACTTTTTTACATTATTACAATTTTTTTTCATTATTTTAATATAAGTTTTTTAATTGATTTTGAACCATCGACGTTCGACTCGAGCTCGGCCATCGATTTTATACATTGATAAACTATATTATCTTTTGTATTTGATCTCATTGCAACTCTTTTTCCTTTCAAGCACATTGACATTGAAGGTTTATTTGTCTCAGGATCAATTTGAATTCTATGTTCTTTGATCTCTCCATTAACAATCATAAGTAAAGCTACAATCAACTCCATTAATGACCTCCGTTTTGTCTTACCTTATCTTTTAACACTTCGATATCAGCTAGTGCTTTATCTAATTGTTCTCTTAAAAATTCTATATTAACTTTGTTTGTCATGTTCATCTCTTGAGTCTCTTCCATTTTCTCAACGGACTTATAAAGATCCTCGATTAAAAAATGTTGCTCCTGATCCGTAGGGACCTGTTCAGATTTTTTTAATAAATCATTTTCAAACAACTCACGTGATGTCTCTAACGATACCAACCTCGCAGTCAGCTCCGTATAAGCGAACACGCCCATTGCGACGAGCACGATCAGGCTAGCTACCGTTTTCATCGGCATCTGCACTCGTGCTTCTTCTCCGATATTTAGTGGTTTATTGGACACTTGGTCCTCCACATAAAGCTAATACAACTAGCATTACTATTAATAAACCTGTCGCATAATAGTTCATCCTTTGGCACTCCATAATTATCTAGTCCAAAAAAATATTCTTCTCCACCAACTGTATTTTAATTTAGGTGGTACAACACACTGACACTTTACAAGGTTCCTTTTCAAATGGCATTACAATGTTCACATATATACAAACTCATTTTTTCTCCTCAATATCATAAAACATTTTATCAGAATCTTCTGTTACCCAATCAGATCCTTCACAGTCCCAGTACGTAGTTTGTACGCTATAGTCTGGCCAATCATTATCTGTTGTATAACTGTTCACATGCCAAATGATTCTGTTGTTTGGCTGCGCTGCATAATTACCGTTTTTCAACGCTAATATGTGTGCACACTTGTGCTCTTGCGGAATTTCAGAATGTTCCGTGTTTAGTATATTAGTCTCTGGATGCGCCCAGTCAACAGTAAATAAGTATTGACCTTGGATAAAATTTTTTATCTTTACCTAAATACTTTCCGTCTATACCAGCCAACCAATCAAAACAATGGACACTAGGATAATAACTAAAGCAGTTCCACAGTTCGAGTTGATCCACTCGCATATCAGGCACGTCTTTTCTTTCAAATTCTTTTTGAAAGAATGCTGAAATAGGTAGTCTATAAAAGACCGCACCATTTGGTAGCATGCAATGAAATAAGATTGCACGACCTGAAATAGAGCTAAGACCAAAGATAACACAGTCACTAGACTGTCCTTTATTTTTTTTAAGATCATAGAGATACTCCCTTCTTATTTTACAATAAATCGGCGGTATGTTAGCATTTAAATAAGCCATAGTACATTACTTTATTTCACCCCAGTTAGGACCAGATTCATAGTCTACTTTATTTGGAACTTCTAAGTCTACTGCATTTTCCATAATTCTTTTATTTTATCAGCTTGCTCTTCTGATTCAATAGAAAAGTCTAACTCATCATGTATTTGTATGTGAGCCTAAGATATCCTTCTTTATATAAATCAACCATAGCTTTTTAGTCATATCAGCTGCACTACCTTGAATTAATTTATTTAATGCTTTGTATGTAAAAGCTCTACGTGACCATTCTTATGCCAATAGTTTTTCTAGGATTTGTTTTTTATCTTTAATAAATTACCATCATCATCTTTTAACCACTCACCCATCTCTTGAAGTTCTTTCATTCGTTCTTCATCTTCTGGTGGTACATATTTACCCCAATCACTACCTTTTAATATAGGTTCATACTTTGGAAATCTACAACGTCTACCTAGTAAAGTTTTTATTTGACCTTTGTTTCTGCTGCGTTCATAACTTTATTCATTAGTTGTTTTACAAATGGAACTTTACCATGATACTTATTAAATAATTCATCAGCTTTCTCTTTTGTTAACACCTAATTCATTCTTAGTTTTGCTTTACCCATACCATAAAATAAACCTAAGTTAATTGTCTTAGCTTCTGTTCTAGGTATCTCTGCCATCTCTGCAACAATTTTGTGAAAGTCTGTTGATGGATCTTCTTCATATGAATCTGCAATTGTATTTACAGATGGTAATTCAAATCTTAATGCATAGTGTGCAACTAATCTTGGTTCCTGTTGCGAGTAATCAAACGTACCCCACTTGCAACCTTCTTCAGGTATAAATAAACTGATCTAATTAATGGGCCTGTATCTGGATCCCTTGCTGGAATCTGTTGTAAGTTAGGATTAGAATAACTAAATCTTCCTGTAACTGTACCACCATCATCAGATCTAATTTGATTAATGTCTGCATGTATTCTACCACAATGTTCATGTTTAATAATAGTATCAATAAAAGTTGTTCTAACCTTGTTTATTTTTCTAGCTTCTGCTATCATACTTAACTACAGGATGTTTATGATTTGTAATAAAGTTTTTAGTAAATGAAGGTGTTTTTGTTTTTCAGTTCTTCATAAGGTAAATTCAGTTTGTCAAAAGCTTTGGCAATACTTCTGCTGCCCATATCTGAACTTCTGGTTCCTGTTTCTATTTTTATTTGTTGTAGTAGGTTTTCTTCTTTTACTGCCATTGCTTTTTTCAATTGATGAGCTTTCTCATATCTACCCTCACACCTAGGTGGCGCATATCGACCAGACAAGGAAAAAGATCCGTCTCAAGATTAAATACATTTTGTAAGATTTTCTTCAATAATTATTTTTTTAAAATATTGCCAAAGTTCTAAAGTAAGTTCAGCATCTGCTTCAGCATACTCTCCAACTTCCATAGCAGGTAATCTCCACATATCAGCTTTAGGATCTAGTCCTCTTTCTTTTGCAGCTTTATTAATTTTGCTTCGTTCTTACCTTTTTTAAATAAGCCCAAGACAAAGTATTTAGTGTATAAGAGAATCTATTTTCATCTATAAGACTGGCTGCAATCATAGTATCTGTGATTAAACCATTGATTTTTATACCTAAATTACGTATCCAACATACGTCGTACATTGCATTATGAAATATTTTTGTAGCAGGTGAGGCACATACATCTGTAAACCAATCTAAAACTTTTTTACGATCCATGTTAGGACCTTCTTCATGTGCAATTGGAAATAAGCTTTCCAACCATCTACAGCTACAGCTATACCTACAACTTCACCACTACCTATGATGGCTCCTGAACCCAGTTTCTTTAAGTTTGGATCACGTGTCTCTAAGTCAATTGCTATCTCATCATGCTTAGATCTTAGATCTGGAAATTCTTTTGGTTGTAACCATTCTGTTTGTGGTATATCATTTCTTTTTACCCATGTCTTTCATTGTTTTAATTTCTAATTCACAGTAATGAATTATTTTCTCTAAGATCTTGTATGCCTGCTTTGTTCTTGTATCGACACACATACTTTATAACATTGCCTTGAAAAAAAGAAAGGTCATTCTTTGATATAAATTCATATGGTTGAATATGAAATTTTTTATAATGTGATCCTCCAATTTGTTTATTTGTTTTTCTTGTGGTCCTTTAGAACTTTCAAATATACTATTGTCTGTCATAGTTTGTATCCCTTCCTCTGCATTAACTTTTTTTTTGCTTTTAGTTTATATAGATTATTTTTTGCACGAGTGACTGCTACGTACCAAACTCTATGTTCTTCATCCTCTTTGTCTTGACTTTTCTTTATTGCTTTTAATATTTTGTTCCTAAATCTAAACATAAAATTACATTATCTTGTTCACCACCTTTAATCGCATGAATAGTTGATGTCCATATTCTAGCAGGTTTACTTAAATCTTCTCCCTGCTTCAATTAAATTTAAAGATAATCTTTGTCTTCTTGTTCATATTTTGAAAATGCTTCATACCAATCTTTTTTTAAATTCAAATTTTTCTGTCACCTGTGTATTCTTTAATATCTTTAATATCTTTTTCTTCTAGTTTAATATCTTCCTGTAATAGTTCGTAGTTCTTAATTGCTTTGTATGCCCGAACCCTGACGCTTTTTCCTCGGTTACTTTCAAAATATAAATTCTTTTTCTTTAATTGTTCTTCTATCTTCAAGTAATCTTGATACTGTTCTAGTTAATATTAACCACTTACCCTCAGTTAAATCTACCTGATCTAGGTTAGCAATCTCCTCACAGTTTCCTTCATAGTCTCTTGGATAATATTCTTTTTCTTTTCTTTACCTACAATATTTTCTATACACATTTGTGATTGTTCTTGTATGGCTTTAGATATTCTTCTAGACTTATGTAATACTTTTTCTTTTGCAGGTTCATCAATAAATCTATTTACATCAGCGCCAGCCCAGGCAAAGATAGCCTGATCATCATCTCCTGCAAGATAGATATCTTTACTTTTTTCTTTTAGTTTATCATAAAGTTTCCATTGTAATGGTGATAAATCCTGAGCTTCATCAATAAATACTGTATTAAATTCTGGAATCTTAGTATCTTTCTTCAATAACATTTCAATCATGTCATTAAAGTCCATCATTTTTTTCTTGTCTTTGTACTCTAAGTAATTTTTATGTATGTTTAGCATAGACCATTCAACTTCTTTTGAATTATGTTCTCCACGATCAAACTCTTCTCTTATATCTACACATCTATTGATAGCTCTATGTATCAACTGAAAGTATGGATTATCACAAGTTAAAAAGTGAGATTCTTCTTTGTTATATCTATCGTAGTATTTTACTTTTACATTTAATTTTTTACCAAAGCTTTCATAATGATATGGTTGCATACATCATCTTCTTTAAGACTTAAAATATTAAATGCAAATGAATGAAGTGTTTGAAAGTATGGTAACTTCTTATCTTCTGCTGGCATTCTTTTCTTTGCTTCACCTGCAGCTTTTTTAGTAAATGCAAAGTAACCTATCTTATGTAATGGTGTGCCTACTCTTGCGTAGGCTTTGGCTCTTGATATCAATCTATATGTTTTACCCGTGCCTGGTGGGCCATATATCTTATATATCATTAAATAATATCCTCTTCATCTTCAAAGTGAACAATCTCTTCTATATCTTTTTTTCTTCAAAGACATACAAAGGAACTCTTAAAACTTTTATTGGTGGAAAGTAATCATCATTCTTGTCCTTACCAGGAAATCTTTTTGGTTTGTTAAACAATGCTTTCTTTTCTTTATCATCACTTTTAAATAATTCTTTTATCATGTAAGAAGTTCTTTGTGGATCTGTTTTCCATTCTTTTGTTTTTAAATCAGAATAAAATTCATCATAAACAAACCATGCATAGTTTTCATCTACCAAAGGTTTACCACTTTCAAAAGATTTATATGTGGTTGCTCTTGGTCCATTACATATTTCTCTAGATTCTTTTAAAATATCCATAGGACTTGTGCCTTCTACAGGTTCAATAGTTTCTACTTTTTCTTTGTCAAATAAAGCTGCATTATTTCAATAAAGTCCATTACCTTTTAAATTTGGTGGAACTATAAATGCTTGTTCCATTATAATGCTCTTAATTGCTTTTTGACTTTCTAATTTGTAAATATCTTTTGCATGTACTTGTGCAGTTTCCCCATCTTCTCTTTCAACAGTAAACTTCCATTCTGGTGTAGGTTTGTAATTTATTTTTTGAAGTGCAAACATTCTAGGCCATAAAGGTTTATCATCAGATAATAATTCCATACTTTCTTTTTAAACACACTGGTTTAACACACACTGGTGATAGTAATTCTCCATTACATTGATAACCTTTTGTTTCTTTGTCCCAACTTTTAATTTTTGTTTTAACATGATCATCAGTCCACTTAGAATCAAACTTAAAATAATTTCTAGCTGCTTCAACTACTTATCTTTCCAATTATCTTTGTATTTCTTTTTAGCAAAGACCATATAGTTATATAAAAATCTATCTCTATCATCTGTCATTATTTCTTTTGTAAGAACTCCAAGACAAGGTGGACCATCTTTAAACTCTTCACCACTACCTTGTAGTTCATCTGAAATAATTTTTTCTTGTATATCTTTTAATTGTTTTTTACTTACTGCATTGAGTTCAATACATTTTACAAACATGTCTAAAGACATTTCAGTTCCATCAGGTGCTAATGCTCTTCGACCATCTGCATTGTATGGAAGATTTATAAAGTTACCATTTGCTTTATTACCTTTTTCATCGGAAGAACGTAAGTTTGTTTGTTTAGGAAATATCTCTGTCTTAATGTTTAGTTTAAATACATAAGCATTTGTTCTAGAAACTGTCTTATCTCTATTGCTTTTACAAATTCAGTGGTGAACACATATAAATGTAGTCCACCACTTTTGGACAGGACAGGTATGATTGGTAAACTTTTTTCTTGTATTATTTTTAAATAAAATTCTCTATCTATTGGATACTTATCAACATCAATTGCACCAAATCTTGCAGTGCCATCATCTGTACATGGTTGTATACCAATTGATTTAACTCCTGTTAAATGATCCTCGTAGTCTTTGTCTGTAACTTTTAACTGTGACCATTCATGTTTAAATTTTTTCTTACCTGTTTCTGGATCTACATATCCTTCGTTTATTTTACAGACACCATAATTACGTGTTAACCCTGTAAAATACTTTATAAAATCTTTCATACCTATCCCTGTTTTTAAGGCGCCTCCAGTCTCCCTTCAGCGCCTCTGCTTGGCCAGCATCCCCTAAGGGAAACTAGATAATGTCTTCAGTTACTTTTAGTTGATCAACCTGTTCATACTTAGGTTTCGCTGCACCTGCAAAAGCTTCTTCTTGAAGTTTTTTTGCAGTTTCATAGATCGATAAATCTTCTGGCTTAGATACATCTAGCATTCTAACTTGCTAGGTTTGTAAACGTGCCAGCTTTTATCTCCCCAGTTTTTACCAACTGTTTTAAGATTAAAGACTGCTGCATAGGCTGCAGGTTTAAATGAACCTTGAGCATCTTCCATTCTAAGATTATCAATTAAATCATTTAACTCTCTACCTGGAGTTAAATTAGATGATCTCATAGTGATGACTGCTCTTCTTGCTTCACCGTTGATCAATGCCAGTACAAAGAAATACATAGTTTTTCACAGTAATTACCATTAGATAATCTGTACTTACCATTTTTTTCTTCTACTGCATCTGCAGGTGGATTGATATGAGTACCGACTGGTGCTGCTGCACTGTCTCCTCTCTCTTGCCATTCTGGATATCTAGTGTGAGTATGACAACAACTACTTCTAGTCCTTTGTCACCATCAATTAAAGTACCCATACTTCCAGAATATATCATACCAGGTTTAGCACCTTCAACGTATTTAGCGTTTCTAGTGTTACACTCAGGTGATAATTGGTGAAGGATTTTTAAAATCACAGTAGATTTATCACTGGACTTTAATTCTTCTGTACCTTTTCCTGCATCGGATCTTAAGCTTACTGGTGATAGTGCACCTGCACTATTCTTTTTAACCATATCTGTATTATTTGACATATATATACCTATTAGTTATTGGTTTATTTTTTATTTTTTATTTTTGTTTGATTTCCATCAAACGTCCAAAAAAGATCTTCTGGAACTTCGTTACCTTTGTTCTTCCAATCTTCCATGGTTACTTTAAGAGTCATGGCATGAACTGCTTCTTTTTGAGAAGGTTCATAGCCCTGACCCTTTGCAAGGGTAGCATATTCTGCAGCCTTGTTTTCTTCGCCTTGACCAAAGTTAACTGTGATTTCATTTTTCACAATATCACCTAAGCCATTGTTTCGAAGCCATTGTATCGCCTCAGCTTTTTTATCAGCTTTTATTGTGGCGCTATAAATTTTTTTAACAGATAATTCTGAACCATCTTTTAATTTTAAGTGTGCTCAAATTCATCTTTTCCATAAGTTCAGGAATAGTAAAATTATTTAACTGTTTTTCTTGTTCTTTTAACTCTTTTAAACTAGCCTCTGTACTTGAAATTTGTGCATTAATAGAATTTAATTTTTCTATCTGTTCAGATAGTTCTGTTGGATCAATTGTATTTAATTGATCAGGTGCGTCGTCACGTAGATTTATCATTTTTAACTCCTTTATTTAAATTAACTTTCATGTTTCGTAATATAGAAACAAATTAATCTTTGTCAAGACTACTTGTTAAATAAATTTATTTCTATTGGAAAATAAGACGCTTGTATTCTGTCCCACTTTAATAATTTAAAGCGACCATTTGTCACATCACTTGCAACTGCACATACAACTCCAATTAGAGCAGGATCACCATACAATAAAAGATAATCATCAGATGTAAAATCTTTTAAACTATTTTTTATTTCTATAATTAATGGGCCTGGTGAAAATTGCATTTGTTTTAACTTAGGAAACATTGTCTTAATTTCGCCATATTTGATAGCAGGAGTTAAATCAAACTTAGGTTGTCCTGTTTGTCTATCTGTAGGTATTTCTTGTACTAAATAAACTTTAGATAATTTTTGTCATTCGTAGTATTGTTTATTATTATACTATTTTCATATTGACTTTATATCTTTCTCTTCCTATATACACCAGTAGAAAGCAAAGTAAAGGTATATATAAATTATGAATTACAAATTTAAAACAAAACCATATAAGCATCAGCTTGATGCATTACAAGACTCTTGGGACAAAGAAAACTTTGCCTATTTCATGGAGATGGGTACGGGTAAATCTAAAGTTCTTTTAGACAATGCAGCAATGCTATACGACAAAGGTAAGATTAATGGTTTATTAATTATTGCACCTAAAGGTGTATATAAAAACTGGTACGACTCAGAAATACCAACACACTTACCAGATCATATTTTTAAAAAAATGGTTTTGTGGAAGACATCTGACAAATCAAAAAAACAACAACTGCTTTTAAATACTTTATTTGAAACAGGAAGTGAGTTTCATATATTACTTATGAATGTTGAAGCTTTTTCAAAAGGTGATGGTGCAGCATTTGCATATAAATTTTTATCTTGTCACAATGCAATGATTGCAATTGATGAGTCTACAACAATTAAGACTCCTACATCTAATAGAACTAAAAATATTTTAGCATTAAGACAACATGCTAAATATAGAAGAATACTTACTGGTTCTCCTGTAACTAAATCACCATTAGATTTATTTAGTCAATGTGAGTTCCTTGATCCCTGGCTCCTGGGGCATACTTCATATTGGACATTCAAGTCTCGTTATGCAGTAACCAGAAAGATTCAGGTACAAGGTAGACAAGTAGAAATAGTTGTTGGTTATAGAAACCTGGGTGAGCTATCAGAGAAGATACAACCATTTTCTAAAAGAGTTTTAAAAGATGATTGTCTAGACTTACCTAAAAAGACTTTTATGAAACACGTTGTTGAAATGACTAAAGAACAAAAGAAAGTCTACAAACAAATGAAAGAAGAAGCTATTGCCTATCTTGATGGTAAAGTTTTATCTTCAGCTACAGTCATGACTCAGTTAATGAGACTGCATCAAATTACTTGTGGCCACTTCACACCTGATGATGGAGAGATAAAAGATCTTCCTTGTAATAGAATGACAGAGCTGATGGACATACTAGAAAATGTACATGGTAAAGCTGTTATCTGGTCCCACTATACTCACGATGTAAGAAGAATTATTGAAGAAATAAAAAGAGTATATGGAGAAGATTCTGTTGTTGATTATTTTGGTCAAACTACGTCTGAAGAAAGATCAAAGAATATAAAAAATTTCAAGAACGATGACAAGTGTAGATTTTTTGTAGGAACTACTCACACGGGCGGCTATGGTATCACATTGACTGCTGCGAGTACAATGATTTATTTTTCAAACGGTTATGATTTAGAGAAGAGACAACAATCAGAAGCTAGAATAGATCGTATTGGTCAAACAAAACCTATGACTTATATTGATATTATTTCTGAAGATACTGTTGATGATAGAATTGTTAAAGCTCTTCGTAGCAAAATAAATATTGCTAATCAAATTATGGGTGAGGATTATAAAGATTGGATTTAGATTTTATCTAATAACATTAGAATAACACTAGCCATACCAGCAAGTAATACGCCAGCACATACTATCATTATTTTTTCTATTCTTTTGATTTGTTCTTCTATAGATTTAATTTTATCGTGAGTTTGTTTCTGCATAATTCTACACAGCTTTTCATGTGATTCTATTCTCGTAAGTGCTTCGTCTTTTTTAGCCATTAAAATGTGACCCCCGCCACATAAAAACCCCGATAGTGTGATACTATCAAACCGCCCAAATAAATCATTATGCTAAACCTCTTTGTCTTAATCTAATTTGTTTTTCTTCATCTGATAATAAAGCATTCTCTACTGGTGTCAATCCTGTAGCCATAATGTTTCCTGGTGCCTGAGGCTGTAATACTTGAGCATTAGGCATCGGTTGTATTGGTAATGGTGGTGTTTGTACTTCAGGTAATAAATAATTATTTATATCTAATCCAGGTAAAGACTCTACTTCTCCACCTTCAGATTTTAACAGTCTTTCATCTGTACTAAACAGACCTCTATTAGTTAATCTCATTCTTCTCATATCATTAACCATTCTAAGTATTTGTGGTCTAGCTATATTATACGGATTAGGTCCACCTAAATTACGAGCATTCTCTGCAAATTTTTCTTCTATATCTGCTGATGGTAAATAAGGATCAAACTGAGCGTTTCTTAAATTATTAAAATTCTTTTCACTAATTTGTCTATCCTTAAACTGTCTACTTAAAACATTTCTTGAAACACCTAATGTTTCAGCAGCAGTTAAATCTTTAAACATTTCTTGTTGAACTCCAAATCTAGCGTTGTTAGATGCAGCAAATCTTTTTATAATATCATTAGGATCAACTGGTCCACCTTTCAATACTCCAAACTTACCTCCAGTAAATTCTCTTCTTGCATCCCTGATACCTGATTGATAGTTAGATATTTTAAAACCCATTGATCTTAATGGATCAATCTTAATAGGTCTAAGACCCATAAATCCTGCAATCTCTGGACCTACATCCAATAGATCTCCACGGTCTGTTGGTGTTTCCGTTGCTGCTTTTAATAATCTTTCATATTGTCTAAACGAAGGTAATAATGCATTTCCTAAATGCATAAATTCAATTGCACGTTTATCTCCAAAAGATGTTTGATCAGTGTATAGTCTTCTACCATCAGCTGTTCTACCACCTCTTACTGTTAAATCTGTTGCAGCTTCCGTCCAAATAGATTCTGAAATAAATGGATTCATAATCTCAGCTCCTGCTTCTCCTATACCAGATGCGAAACCTGCTAATATTTGTTCATCTGTTGCTTCACCTTCTTGAATACTATTTAAAACAGTTCTTATAGGTCTAGCTACTACATCGTAAGCATTGCTGTGACTAAAATCTATATATCTTAATTCACCATCATCATCTCTTATTGGAATTAGTGTAGAGTTTTTTGACCACTCAGGAACAAATCTTCTAAGAGCTGCTAGCTCTTCTTTTGATACATCATATATTGCAGACGCACCTTCAGTTAATGCAATTGGAATACCTGTTGTAAATGTTGCCATACCCAATAATCTTTTAAATCCAGTTTCATAAGTTCCATTAGTTAATGCATTGTTCTTAACAACTTGTTCAGTTCCGTCTGCTAATACTTCTGTAACACTTAAACCTAAATTACTTCCTTTGATTCTAACTCCTGGAGCAGGAACATGTCTCATTTCTTTTAAACCTTGTCCAACTATATTTGAAGTTGTTCTAATCATTTCAGATGGAAACGACATAAAGTTACCAATTGGTAATAGTCTTGCAGTTCTAACTGCAGAACCAACGAAGTCATAATTAGGTACAGTATTTTTAACTATATTAGCAGCATCAACCTTTAAACCTCTTAATACAGTTTCATCTGAAACATCTAAACCTTGTTTAACTGCAGCTTTTTTTAATCTATCTAATTCAACAACATAGTTTGTAATTTTAAATGTATCATCCTCTGCAACATACTTACCTTGAAAAAATTCTTTTGTTTTTTTCATTTTTCTCATAAACGGACTTATGATTGAATCTATATTTGCAACTTGTTCTCCAAGTCTAACATCTGTTAATAGAGCTTTAAGATCTCCTATTTGAACTTGTGAGTTTACCACACCAAGTTCTAATAGTTCTCTGTATGCTTCCTGAGCTCTTGGTGTATTAGTTCCAAGTTTTGTTAGACCTGATACATCAATACCTTCTCTAAAAGCTTTAGCAACTACAGCTGGATTTTCAAATAAAATACCATTGGCTCCTGAAAAACCAAAAGCACTTATCATATTACGTAAGTGTGTTGGTATAGAGAAAACTGTTTTTGATAATTGTGAAACTCCTTTTGGAAATAATAATAAATTTCTATACATCCAACTTACAGCAGCTTCTGCTCCTTCTTTACCCTCACCTCTTACAAAACCTTGAAGGCCACCAGAAATATTATTTGCATTTCTAATTGCTTCAGCTATTTCTTTTGTAGTAAAACTTCCTTGTAATGGATTAATAACTTTACCTGCTCCAGGTAAATCTTTTACAATATCATCAACTGGAACTAACTCTATTCCAGTTGTTCTTGATCTTAATGCTTCTTCTCCTGCTTCTTTACTACTCCAAAAAAATCCTCTACCACCCGCTGCTTGTACTTCAGAGTTTTTTGCTGCAACATTTGTTAGATAATTTGATGTTCTTGCTACAGAAGATAAGTTAGTCATTGCATTAAATATTGAATATCTTGGATCTTGTATCTCTCCCAATAGTTCTCTTATTTCTTTTGGTAACATATTGGTGTCATCAATAGCTTCTTTTATAAATTTTTCACCAGGTTTACCTTCCATTGTTTTTGTAATGTATTTATTTAAATCTAATGCTTTTGGATTTTTTAATTTTTTTACAGAATTTAATAAACTCTTTACTTGTATTACAGCTTCTCTTTCTAATTGACTGGGTTTTGAAGCTAAAGCTGGATTATCTTGTGCAATTATTGTTTTAAAATATTTTATAGCTCCTTCTTCTGCTTCTGCTGTAGGTCTAAACCTACTGAATAATTTTAATAAACCTTTGTTTTGATCTTCAAAAATTCTGTATGTACCACCAATCCAATTAGTAGTTCTATCTTGTAGTATTTTTTGTAATTCATTTTTACCTTTTTTAAAATTAACTCCTTTTTGATTATTATCTAATATACCTATTAATCTTACAAATTCTTCTCTTGCATTATTTATACCTCCAACAATTGCTTGTCTTCTTTCTGCAGGTAAATTTGTTTTGTTCATTAGTTTTAAAGTTTCATCTAATGCATCTTTGTTTAAAGGTTTGTTTAAATCTCCTTCAAATAAAGATTTATTTAATAAAGATAAAAACTTATCTCTTTCGGCTACGTTAGCTCTACCAAATAATCTTTCTGCTTCAGGATAAATAGCATCTATTTCTCTTGTAAGATTGTCTACAATTTCTTTTGCTCTGTTTGTGTCTCTTGCTATCAAAGCTTGTTTTGTTTTCTCCGCACCAAATAATTCTTCAGTTAACCCACCTCTAGGACTAAATGGAGCTCTAATATATTTATCTAGAAATCTAGCAACTTGACTGTCACTGTATGCTAATTCTTTACCTCTTTGTGCTAGTAGCTTTGCACTCTTACCAGCGCCGTAAACAAAGGGTGTGATTAATAAAGACTCTGATCCAAACTTTAATCTGTTTGCTAATTTTCTTGCAGCATCTTCTCTACCAAAACCTTCTTCTCTATCTAGTTGAGTTGGACCTCCTTCAAACATATCTCCGAAAGTTCCAATCTTTTCTACATCTGCAACAAATGTTTCACCTGTTGCACCACCCATTAAACCTACCGCAAATTTTGGAAACTTAGCTTTAGCATTTAAATCTCGAGCTTTGTTTAATGAATCCCTTAGTGCTACTCTATCTTTATCTAATCTAAAATCAGCAAAAGCATTTGCACGTTTTGCTTTTAAAGTTCTAGCAGTTAAATTTCTTGCAGCTCTGATTTGCTAATTTAAAACCTGCTGTCCCTGGTACACCTACTTGAATGATGGCTTCTGTTAATTTACCTACTGCTCTATCTTGTGCAGCGTCTTCAAATATATTTATCTTATCAAAAAATTGTTCTACATCAGATGCAGTGTCTGTATCAAAACCTAAATCAATTAGTTCAGCCGTTAATGAAAATACTCCTTCAGGTACTTTAATAATACCTGATGCTATTCCTGATGCAAATGATGAATACCAAGACCTGTCACTATCTCTTTCTGCTTCGTTAAGTGGTAGATACTTCTCTGCCATTTAACCTCCTATACTGGTAAGTCGTCTGAGATTCTAAAATCAGGTAAAATTTCTTTTAATGTCTTTGGTGGTTTTGATTCTTGTCCAAATAAACCTGCTTTTGGTTTTTCATCAACTTTACTTACTCTGGCTTCTTTATCTGCTTCAGGATCAAATGTAGCCATGTTAATTGTTTCATAACTATATCCGTCTGCAGTTTTTCTTAATCTTTTAAAAGTACCATCAGTTACATCATAATATACTTTTCCAATGTTTCCTTTTTTCTCATAGTCTTTTGTTTTACCATGAATACCACCAATAAATCCTTCATATGATTCACCAAAATTTTGTACAGCTTTAGATTCTAATCCTTGGTTTTCATAGTCTGCTCTGTTTTTAGCTTGAACTGAACTTCCTTGATATTGTTCTAAGTAATCTTTAAAATCAGTTGTGCTTAATGCACCTAATTCCATTTCTGCTAATTCTTTTTGACCAGCTAATTTTTTTTCTAATAATGATTCATCACCAGCTTGTTTAATTGCAAGTTCAGTTGCACCTGCTTTTAAATCTCTTAAATATTTTCTTTTCTCAGCTTGATTTTCTATAAGATTTTGTACAGGCTTTTCAGAAGCTAATAAAAGATTACCTAATAAATTACCACCACCTGTTTGAACAGCTGCTTTTGGTCCATATTGTAATAAGAAAGTTGTTAACGGATCAAAACCTTTATCTGGTTGATCACCACCTAAAGTTTTTAAATTAGCTGCTGCTAACTCTTCTACTCTAGAAGGAGTTCCTTCTTGCATAGTTTTCTCTATCTTCAATACCAGACATGATGCCATTCATATTAGCACCGCCACCTTTTCTAAACATGGGTCTTCTAAATATTCTACTCATTAACCGAACGCTCTATATATACCAGCTAGTGTTGAACCTAAACCTAATGCAGATTGAAGTGGGCTAGCTGATGGTGATGTTTGTTGAAAGTTGTGATCCAGGGTATCCAGCAATTAGACTCGTGATACCTGAACCTAAAGTTTGTGCTGCTGTAATTGGTTGTTGTAATTGTTGTTGTGCTAACTGTTGTTGTGCTCCTAATTCTGATTGTCTTTGTGCTTGCAATCCACCACCTAGACTAGTTAAACCTGCAACTTGTTGTCCAGCTAACTGTGGAGATAATCCTGCTAATGCTTGTTGCTGTGTAGATAATGCTTGTTGCTGTTGTGCTAAAGCTTGTTGTTGACCAAAAGCTGTGACCAGCTGCTTGTTGTGCTTGACCAAAACCTTGTTGTAATAATTGTGCTTGTAATGCTGCTCTGTTTCTATCTGATGCTGACATATATTCTGCTCTTGCAACACCTTCACGTCCTCCACCAAATGCACCTGATTGAATTGCACTTTGTGCAATTGAACCTAAACCTTTTTGTGCTTGAATATCAAATTCTTCTAAAGATGCTTCTATAACATCTTGTTGATAAGGTGACATAAATTGTTGGTAAGCTGATGGGCCAACAAATTGACCTGCTTGGCCAGCTTGTTTTGCTGCTTCTCCAGCTTGAGTTGCTGCTGTTTGTAAAAATGGAGCATAATGATCCTAAACCTTGTTGTGCAGTTGCAACTTTAATTGCTTCAGCTTGTAAAGGATCTTGACCTGCAACAAATTGTGGACCATAAACTTTTAGATAAGTCTGCACCTTTAAAAGCACCAACAGCTTTTTGTAATTCTGTAAATAAGTTTTGCAGCTGCTTCTATAAACTCAGGTGGTTGTGTTATTTGTGTAATTGTTTCAGCCATTATACTCTTCCGCCTTTTTCTAATTTTTTCATCATGTCGTACATACGTTGTGCACCTTTATTAACATTACCGTCACCCATTCCTCTTACAGCATCTGCTGTGAATACGAATTCATTGTTTGACTAACATCGCAGGGATGTCATCTGCCTTCTCTTTTACACCAACTGGAGGAATAAATCCACCACTTTCTCTAAGATCTAGCTCCTTTACGCCTGCTTTATTAGTTCTTTGAGGTAGACCCATGATGCCTGATGCCTGATCCACGATCTGATCGGTTCCCATAGCATAATTCATTCTACCACCCATATTTGCAGGTTCTCTATATGTATTTGCTGCAGTAGTAGTTCCTTTAACACTATTAAATAATTCATCTATTTCTCTTACAGACATATTTTCTACCATGTCTCTGTATCCTTTTTTAATTAAAAAATCTTTTTTAAGATCAGTTCCATCGTTGTATCCTATTCTACCACCCTCTGCATATCCACCAGCTCCTGATGTATACTCAGATAAATCATTGTCTACAAGTGCATTTACCAACATCTGATTTAAGAAGGCCACTGATACCTTTAGCAACACCTTTAACAGCCTTTTTAAGGCCACCCAATAGTGCTCCTTGTCTCGGTGCGACTTCCATTATTCCGCCACCTCTTCTTAATTGTCTGGGCATTTGCATTCTTGAAATTGCCATAGTTTTATTAGTTTATTTTGTTTTTCCAAAAATATCAAGGCTTGGCATAAGAACTTTTATATCTCTTCGAATGTCTTCTCAGGTATACCTTTTGATTTCCATTCGTTATCGTCCTTGTATTCCTCACCTGTTTTAAGGTTAGTTATTTTTTCTATTATTTTCTCTGGTTTTATAACTTGCATTTTTCCTCCTATGTTCTATCAAATTCTAGTATTGATACTGTTCCTTCAAATATATCAGCTGTCGCTGCTTGTAATTGTAACTTGTCACTTTCTTCTAATATAATTGTACCATCAGATATAGACTTAGAATTACCTGAGTTTACAGTGTGTTCTGCAAATTGATAAGCTCTACCTGCAGAGGTATCATATACAAAAGCTTTTATCTCAACGTTACCCTCCAACATTAGCTGTATGTATGTTTTGAATGATTGCTCTAGACTCAGATGGTACAGTATAAATATCTGTAGCATCAGTTGTAGTTAAATCAAAGTGTGCATTCTTATATCTATTAGCCATTATGCTTCACTTCCACTACTCATGAACCAAGTAAACTTTTGATTGCTCATCTCTTAAATCTTGTTGAAAAGTTGAGTTTAATTTTTCAATCAATCCGTCTAAATCTCTAACTAAAGAATCAGCATCTTGCTGTCTATATTCTTTATTGGGTCTTGTAAATACTACTGTTATCTTTGCCATTAGTCAATCATCATAACCATTAGAATGTTTAACTGATGCCCAAGGTACTTCATGAGCCATTGCTCCTTGATAAGTTGTTGGGTTATCTTTGTAATTAAATTTATAAATATTAATATTAGATGGTGACTTACCTATTAATTCTACATTTTCTTTTAATCTTATATCACTGAAACCTAAATCAGAACTTCTATTTGGACTTTCATCTGTTATTTCTCCTGTATATTCTCCTGTTTCTTCTATTTCAGCAATCACTGCGTCTATCTGTGATTGAGATAATCCTTTTTCTCTTAATGTATTTACTTATGTTACCTGTTCTTTTATCAAAAGATTTATCAGTAAGTTTAGCTGCATTATATCCAGCCATAATTCCTTCTGGTGTATTATAATTATTTGTTACAATTCTACCTATGTCATCTAACATAATACCACCACTTAATAATTCGTTTTCTAAAATACCTCTTCTATTTACAGGCATAATACCACTTAAAAATTCAACTCCTTTTTTTAAGCCTCCAATACCAGGTATGAAGTTTGCTGCTGTACCTAAGGTTTTTCCAATTCCTGTAGGTTCACCATATAAAAAACTTGAGTCTGATAATATACCTGAAGGTATACCTACTCCTGGATCATTGGGACCTCTGTAAGTACTCGCATAGGCTTGTCTCATATTATAGGGACTATAATTTTTAGCCATTATCTTCTTCCATCTGGTTGTGTATCTAATCTAAAAGTACCTAAGTTTCCAGCTTTGATTAGTTGCTGTATTAGCTATTTTAAAGATATAGCTCTTGCTCTTGCACGTGTATCTACTTTATCAGTAGATGATGTAATTGTAAAGGGTCCAAGTGGTGAACTTGCTTGTGAAGCTATTTGGATAATTTCTTAATTGTAATGTTACTTGAGTATTTCCTGTTTGAGATAAAAAGTCAGGTATAAATCTTCTAATCTTCATAATAAATTCACCATCTCCTTGAATGTTGCAACACCTGTTTGTTGACCTTGTCAGATCTTTTTGTGTAATATCAAAGTCTCCTGATTCAATATTAGAAGTAATTGCTGTTTACACCATTTGCTAATGCTTCATCCGTTCCTGTTTCATGTTCAAAGTATATTGTACTTCCTTCTGTATTACCAACAACATCAAAAGATGCATCATCACCTGCAGTGTATTTAGTTGCATGTGGTAAACCAAATACAGCAGAATCTTCCCATGTTCTAGATAAAGTTCCTGTTGTCCATACAGGTCTTTTGGTGTTGAATCTAAATAATTATATGTAACACATCTATTAACAACAGTTGATGTAGATGTTGGATAAAACCAAGTAACTTCACCAAACAAATTATTTAATCCACATAATTAATTGATTAGATGTTGTATTTAAATCATCATAAACAAAATCTTCTACTAAACAAGGTCCATAGATTCTAGTTTACCAGTGTATCTAAAGAAACCATTTTCTGACATCCAATAAGCAGCACCATCAACTTCTAATGCTGCATTCTGTCCAATCAATCCACAGTTAGTTCCAACTTGTTCAAAAGCAAATGTAAATGGTTGACCAACAAAACTCATAGTAAATAAAGATGTATCAGTCCAAACATAAATTGCATCTCTACCTCTAATAGCACCCATGATCCGTGATCCATCGGCCAGTCTTTGTGTACCAGCTGTATTGGTTGCTGTAGGTGTATAGTATTAATATCTTCTTGAGAAGAAAATCTTATAAACATATCATCTTGTGTAGATTTTGTTCCAATAGTTGTTTCTGTTCCAAAAAATACTAAGTGTCTATCAGGTGTAGATACTAACATATCACGTGATGCTGTTGGTGCACCTGATATAATAGTTGCTCTATTGGTTGTTGCATTTGTTGCATCAGAATCCCATTCAAAACATTCACCATTATGAATTAGTGCAATTAGCTTTATCACCAAATTATCAATAGACCATAAACCAGGATCAACAACTAAGTCACCAGATGCTGCTTCACCCCATGCAACAAAAGTCTGAACTTTAGTTACTGTTGCACCATTAGAGTGTGTTGCAGCTGTTGTTCCTCTAACACCTCTTGTAACACCTGTTAAAGTATTACCAGATATACCTGTGTATGAAATTTCTTCTGTACCTATTTGTATAAAGTTTGTACCTGAAGTTGGAAAACCTGAGATGCATCAGTTAATGTAATTCCTGTTGTTGTAGACGTAGCATTAATACCACCATTTAAAGTTGTTGTTGTTGCTCCACCTGTTACACCACCCCAAGAAGCAATACCCCAACCAAAACCAGGTAATTGTTCTGCTGGTCCTACTGGATAGTAATGTTAACTCTAATACCACCAGATGTAGTTGCACCTGATCCTGTTTCATTAGATGGCATTGTAATAGTTAAAGTGTGTTCCTGTTGGCACACTTGTTACCATAAATTTTTTATCATCAAAATCTGATGCTGAATAATTAGAATTAGTAATAGCTGTAAAATTATCTAAAAAATAATATCTTTGCTACAATATTATGTGGTCCTGACTAAATGTTATAGTAACTGTTGCTGATCCATAGTCGTTGTACTAAATGCATTTGTAATGTTGTTGTAGTTTTAATAGGATGTATGTCATAAAATACACCACCTGAATAAGCATATAAAATTCTGTTTGTTCCTATGATTGCAAATTTTTACCAGCTTTATTAACAAAATGATGTAAACCTCTTGCAGCACCTGTAAGTTTAGACTCACCTAATTGTTTCCAACCACCTATTTTTTCAGGTGTACCATATCTAAAACGTACATTATCTCCATCTGTCCATTGTCCTTCAGCACCTGTTTCTGTAACTTGTTTATTAAATCCTGGTTGAAATCCTATTTTTGTAACATATAACCTCCATTATAATACTATTTTACACCTGATGGTAGACCTAACATAGGTCTTCCATCAAATCTATTTTTATCAGCAAATGGGCCATTTACATGATTATAATGTAGAAATACTTGACCGCAAATGTTCCCGTCAAAAGGCTCTCGCCAATGTTCAAGTTCACATCCACTATATACTAACATATCTCCTACTTCAAGCAAGACTTTCGTGCCTGCTGGAGCGTTGGGTTTATGTATATTTTTGTATTCATCTAATAACATTATTAGCACCTGTACCATCTATAAATATAGGCCAAGGATCACCACCTAAATTAAGTGTTGTAGATATTTCACAACTAGGTCTATCTTTATGTCTTTTTAATTCATCTCCTTTTTTATATGCTCTTGCATAAGAATAAGTTGGAATAAATCTAAGCCTGTTTGTTGTTTCATTACTGGTAACACTTTAACAATAAAGTTTCCATTACAAAATCTGCATAATGAGAGTAAGTATTAGGTATTTGTTGATCGGTCCATGTTCCAACATCGGGGACTGTGATCATGTATATTGTTTTGATACATAAATTTAACTGCATCTCGTTTAAGTAAGAAAATAATTAAATATAAAATTAGCTAACTCATACTAACTGCATTTTTTATTACTTGATATTTTTGTTTGAAAAGCCATCATGCACTTTTGTATAAAATTAATGACTTACTGATATTCTTATATCATTTGATTCATTAGGTTCAACACAATGCCATTAACCAAGAAGGAAACATAATTATTCTATCTTCCAGCAATAGGTTCTAAATGTACTTCTCTCCATAAATGTTTTGGTGGTTGACCTTTTTCATTCTAGGCATCTTACATTGCAGCTCCTGGTCTTGGATCATCTAAAATTTTTAAATTTACCACAATTTTTAGGTGCTTTAACATAATACACACCACCAAATAAAGAATTAGGGATGTATATGTGGTCTATTCATATCCACCTGGATGGATTTATATTAGCCCACATATTACCTAAGCTTTGGTTGTCTATCTAACCATTCTTCTTTATATATTTCATTTTGCATTTTATATAATTCATCTACAAGTTTTAAATTGTGGTATTTCATGCATATTAGTTGTTGAATGCCAACCTTTACATTTGTTTTTTTACACCTTTATCTTGTTTAGACCAAGCAACAATATCTTTTTCTAATTGTTGATTATCTAGTTTCTATATCTTCAGCATATATAAGGTGTTGGAAAAAAATCCTTCTTTAATCATCTAAATGGTTTACCTCCAAACCACATAACTAAAGATTGTCTATTACCACGTATTACTGGTTTAACTCTGTGTCTTATAAATGATGCAAAGAATATTGCGTGTCCTTGTTTTAGTTTTGCAAATTTACCTTGCCATTAATTCTAAATCTCCACCTTCAAACTCTGATGGATCATTTAAGTAAACAAGTCATAGATATTTTTCTAACAGGTGGTTCGTGTTGCATGTTTACATCATTATCTATATGCCAATCATAAAATCCTCCTTCTGGATATTCTGTGTATTGTGCATTTCTGTTATTGTCATTCCATCAAAACCAAAATGATTTTCATTTGTTTTTGTATAAAATTATTAAGTCTTTGATACATGTGTCCCATTTCTTTAAATGGTATCCAACTAATTGTAGTTACTCTTTTTTTGTATCTGTTCCACCACCTGGTTTACCCATACCAACTTGTGCTTTTGTGGTGGTTGTTTCTTCCACATTCTATAATCTGTCTACATTGATCAGGTGTAAATAATGGTGTAGTTGTTTGAACTATCCAACTTTTCCATTTAGGTTCTGTATATGTGTCTATTTTCGTACATTAACTTACTCCTCTATTTTTAATTGGGTCATACTGCACATCCATATTTGCAGCTAGTGTTCTTCTATATCCTGGTCCATTAAAAGGATAAACACAATGTCTCATGTCATATGGAAATATATAAAAATCTCTTTCTTTAATATTTGGTTGATAATCTACATTTGCAAAATGTCCATTAGCTGAACCTAGTATTTGTAGTCTACCATTTTGTGGTGATCTGCTGCAGAATATTCTACACCATAAGACTCTGGTAATTTTAAAATCATAACAGAAGATAGACCTGTAAACAATGATCCTTGGTGCACGTGCACTGGATTGTATTCATGTTCAAACATAGTGTTAACCCAAATAGAATTAAAATGTAAATCGTATTCTTTTATTTTATTCCATTCTAAATAATGTTTAAACTTTGATTCAAACCACTGTAATACATTTTAGGTAAATGATTATGTTTAGTCATTTTAGGACTATCTTCACCATTAAAAAATAAACTATGTTCTTTTTCAATCTTACCAACTAATTGTTTATTAGCAGGTTTTAATTCAGGATACTTTGTTTCATAAATATGATTGATAGTATTATATACATCAAGAGGTACTTGATATTTTAATACCGACTGACCTAAAAATATAAAATTAAAATCTGATGTGTCCATATTTCTGTCTTATCCTTTCTGGAATTTTTTCTATATAAGGGTTGTATACTTTTCTAACAGGTCCATCAAATAGTTTATGCATATTACTACCAACTATTTTATCATCATAAGATAAACCATTTACTTTTACTTGATCTAAATTATTAAATCTGTGATTAAAATAAGGCTCACCTATAAACTGATATATTTTTCTAAACTCTTGTTCTGGATTTGTAACCATATCATCATATTTTACAAAGTGACAAATATCTTTATATTATATGCATTTTTTATTGCTTCTAAATCTTTTGCAACAGCACCATCTTTATTCATAATCATACTTAATTTTTCTTCATCGTTTTTAAATTATATCTATTAGGAAATGCATCAGGGTTTTCTGTATACCACTGCATATAACTAGCTAACACATCCATTAAATCTCTAAGTAATACTATACATTTAAAAGGTCGTTTAAAATGTTTTTGCATTAATGCAAAATTGCCTTTAGTCATTACAGGACCACGATCAATAATTATACGTTGTGGCCAATCTTTATAATAAGTATCAAACACGACATCTAATACATTATCTAAAGACTTATGATCTGGATAATTTAAAAACACATCAGTTTGTTTTAATAAAAACAAATCTTTCATTATCTCTAATGTAATAGAGTTAGGTGTTGCAGCTATCTCAGGATTTTGATTCATAATACTTGCAAATAAAGTATTACCTGATCTAGGTTGTGCTACTAAAAATAAAAGTTGTTTACTTTTCTTTGGCTCCGAGGTCATTAGTCAATTGTTCTTTCTTGTTGTAAATCATTTCTCCTGATTTTTTAACTCTTTCTATAGTTTGTAATTGTCCAAGTACATTAAACACTTCTGGCTGACTTGAACCTGATGTTAATGTCTCTGCTTTGTTTTTCATAATTAAATGATAAGAATCTAATTGGTGTCTGTTAACATCTTTGTATCAAACGAACCATCATCAAATTCTTTTTTAAGAGTTGACCATAAGTTTAATTTCTCTCATTCTATCTCTGCAACTAATTGCATATTAGCTAAACCATATCTAGCTTCATCTAAATCTATTTGATATTTCTCTTTTGTATTCATCTTTTCTGTCTCTAATTTTTTTTCTAACCATTTAACTTTAGCTTCATTACGTCTAGCAATCAAATGATAAACTCATTAAGTTTTCTAAAAATACGTTTTGTTCTCTAACACACTGCCAATACTTTGCAGCTTTTGTTGGATACTTTGCATCTTGTAACACAGACATTCTCATTTCTGTCTCTGTTCTAAATACTTGTTTCTTGGTCCATGTGTCACGAAGCTCGGCTGTCATAGCCTTAAACTCTTTGACGTCTTCTGGATCTAATAAATTATTTAAGCTTGGTGCTTCTTTTTCTATTAACGCATGTATATTTCTTTTTTCTGTCATATTAATTCCTTTCGATTCTTTATATATAACGATTATTAACTAGTTGTCAATGTCGAAGCTGTACCACCTTCTGACCAAGATGTTCCATTATATTCTTCTGTATCTACTTCTAAAGATACACCTGGAGAACTTCCACCAAAAGCAAGCCCTGCTGTTTGTGTTCCAGCTCCACCTAGTCTTGCTCTTACTTCACCTAAATTATTTTGTTCTGACCAACTACTTCCATTATATTCCTCAGTATCACCAGTTTCATTAGTGCTAGGAGAAGTTCCTCCAAACATTAATCCAGCAGTTTGAGTTCCTGCGCCAGCTCCTCTAAGTCTTGCAGTATTCAAATTTCCACCTGATGCCCAAGATGGTGTTGTAAATGCATTAATGTTCGAGTTGTATTCTTCGGTAGCTGCTGTAATACCTGGAGTGCCACCACCTGCTACAGCTCCTGCTGTTCCAGAACCAAAACCAGCAAGTATATCTTCTAGCTGTTGCAAGAGTTGCTGGAGATGTTGTCCAATTAGTTCCATCGTATTCTTCTATAGAATTAACGATACCAGGATCTGCTCCACCTGCAATTACTGCATGTGTTTGTACTCCAAAACAAGCTAAAGCAGATCTTCCTTCAGTAAAAGAATTTCCACTAGTCCAACTTGATCCATTATATTCTTCTGTAGCTGCACTTCTTACAGGAGTTCCAACGCTTCCACCTACTGCTAATGCTAAAGTTTGAATTCCACATCCTGCTAAATATTTTCTACCTGTATTTAAAGTTCCACTTGATGTCCAATTAGTGCCATCATATTCTAAACTTTGAGTTCTTATAGGACCAGGAGGGTCTCCTCCAAAAACTAAACCTGCAGTTTGAGTTCCTGCAGCTCCTTGAGATCTTTGATTACCTGGAAGATCAGTTACTTCAGACCAAGTTGATCCGTTATATTCTTCTACTTCTGATTGATCTCCATTACCATGATCATATCCTCCAGCTCCAACAGCTGCAGTTTGAGTTCCAAAACCACATCCATAA